GCGGGGGCGGCCGATCTTCTGGCCGGCGGCGGTTTCCTTGCGGGCTTTCGCGGCGTTTTGCTCGCACGACGCCCTCGAGAAAATCCACACGCGGTCGGCCGCCTTGCCGTCCCGGCCGTTGTGGACAGTTCGTCCGACGATGTCGCCGCGGCGGGCTGCCCGTGGGGGCCATGTCCAGTGGCATCCCATGATCTCGGCGGCCTCGGCGCTGCCGATGGCGTCGTGGAAGTCGATCGGCGTTTTCAACGCCTTGAGCCGGCGCAGCTCGTCCGGCCGGAGGTCGACGTAGGATCGCGGACGTCCCTTCTTCCGATCCCGCCTCGCCTCTTCGTAGTCGGCGTAGTCCTGGTCGCACTCCGCGAGTGAGTAGACCTGGAACGACCTCGCCTCGCCGCTGCCGCTGACGGCCTTGATGGCCCGGCTGGTCAGCAAACCCTTCCTGACCATCACGGCCGGCTGCGTGAAATGGACACCCATCACGGCCGCGGCCTCCCACGACCCAATCGCCTGGTCTTTCACAGTAGGCATTTCGACGTCTCCTTTGGGGACTAGGAAAGATAGGCAAGGCAGAGTGTCCACTCGGGACACGAGGCCCGTGACGCCCCTGGCCGCAGACTCCACTTGAAAGTGGAGGATAGGGGATTCAGAATGTGACGGTGCCGAAAGGAATCGTACCACCACTGTGAAAGGAGTCTGCCGTGCCCTCCAGAAACGTCAGCGTAACCCTCAGTGTTTCCGAAATCCGCAGTCTCTTCGCCGCCGTCAACACCGCCGGAATGCTTTCAGCCGGCCGCGTGGCCGACCGCGACGCGCTCGAGGGGACGCTCATGTCGGCGCTCGCGAAGCTCGAGGACGCCAGCGGCGTCGAGCGCGAAACCGTGGACGAATGGGCGATGTGCTGAAGGGGGGTTGATGACCGCCATTGGTGTGGCACCTTCCGGGGGAGCACTCCGATGACGCTCCGTAGCTTTCTTGACGACTACTACGCTCCCATGCGTGGCATCAGCGACCGCACGCTGCGGTTGTACGGATTCACCCTGGCCGCATTCGGCGAGTTCTTGGGCCACGAGCCGACTCTGGAAGACCTCGACCCGCTGGTGGTCGCCAGGTTCCTCTCGTGGCGCCTCCGCGACCGGGAGCCGGGGACGGCCGCCAAGGATCGGGCGCAGCTCCGCGCCCTCTGGCAACTGGCCTGGGACGAGGCCATCCCCGGCGTGAAGCGTGGCCCGTCGGCCAGCCTTCGACGAATCGTCGTGCCGGAGCGTGTGCCGGAGGCGTGGCTGACCGACGAGATGCGGCGGCTGGTGGCGGCGGCCGGCGAGGAGCGCGGCCTCGTCGATGGCGTCGATGCCGCCGGCTATTGGCGGGCGCTGCTACTGGTCACCTACGACACCGCGGAGCGCATCTCGGCGGTCTTGAGCCTCAAGTTCCGCGACGTCCACGACGGGATGGTTCACTTCCGCGCCGAGGGCCGCAAAGGCCACCGCAGGGACATCACGCGCTCGATCAAGCCGGAGACTCAAGCCGCGATCGCGGCGATCTCGACGCCTCCTCGAGACGTCGTTTTCCCGTGGGGGCGGGCCGTCAGCACGCTCTACCACCACCTTGACCGCGTCCTGAAGCGGGCTGGCCTGCCGGTAGATCGCCGCAGCAAGTTCCACCGCATCCGCCGGACGGCGGCTTCGTACTACGAGGCTGCGGGCGGCGATGCCCAGGAACTGCTCGACCACTCGTCGCCGGCCCTGAAGCGGAAGAGCTACATCGACCCCAGGATCACCGGGGCCGGCGCCGACGCCGCGGCTAAGATTCCGCGGGTGGGCTGACCACCAACCCCGCCACCTCGCTCATCGGCACCACCTCCACCTGCGCCATGATCTCAGGCGTCATGTAGGCGAACGCCTGCGCGAGAATCCCGCCCTCGCCGACCTCCGAGAGAACGTCGCCGCACAGCATCCAGCGACCGTCGCTCAACTGCCGACCCGCCGGAACGTGACGCGGATCGCCATGCTCCTCCTGCACGCCGTACAGCGTGACGGCGACCTCGTAGGAGTAGACGAGCGCGAGGTCGCGGCACTCGGCGTAGGGCAGCGGGAGGGTGAGGTCAGAGAGCCACATCACACGTTCCTTGAGAGGGCGGTTTGGAACGCCTGCATGGCGGTTCGGTAGGACGCCGCCTGCGCGGATGTCAGGCCCAGACCGATTGAATAGGCCGCAATCCATGAGTTATGCCATCTGTCTACTGTGCCATTTCTATTTGCGGCGAAGACAGCAAAGGCGGCGGTCGAAGTAGCAGGCGTGATCGTAGTCGTATTTGTGGCGACGACGCTGCCGTTGTGATAGTGCGTCAGCGAAGACGCCGACTCTCGCGACAAGATTCTGTGCCCTGCGGAGCCATGACCGTTCGCCGCAAGCGACTGCGATGCGCCCTGAAGTCCCCCGTAGTTCCCAATAACATTCGCCGTTGAGAACGAATCCGTCCCGAGATAGAACCGATTTGACGCTGTTGCGTCGTTCGCACCCATGTAGTAGCGGTTGGCGTCCACGCCGCTGCTCTGCCCGTGATACACAGACAGGTGGCCGCTAGAAGCAGTGCCCATGTCGTTCACCGACAGCCCGGTGTTCAGGTACTTGCTCGTCCCGTTCCCGGTCAGCCCGCCGCCTGCCCCCGTCTCGTTGTAGTCGCCGCTGACGAACGGCCCCACGTTGGTGTCCACCGCGCCGCCGTACTTGATTCCAAGACTCGTCGGCCCGGTGTAGAGCGGAACGAGGCAGGCATTGAGCCCAGTGCCAGCAAACAGGTTCAAGCGGAAGAACCTGTCGCGGATACCGGCCGCGTCGATAGCGTCGCAGAACGCATTGACCGCGCTCGCCGTGCTGGCACTCACCGTGCCGCCGTTGCCATAGACGCGGTCGATCCAATCCTGCGCATCTACGTTGCTGACGACCGGCGCACCAGCCAGCGCCACGCTCCACTTGCGCGCGAGGTAAAGTTCAACCCTTCGCCGCTCCCTGTCAGGAAGGTATCGCGAGTAGGCGATCACCTCTGCGATGCGACCGTTGAGAAAGACGGTTGGCGAGTTGATTCCCCCTGCCGCTTGGTTGTTTCGCCGCGCACCCAGCGTGATGTTAGACCAGCCGCCGCAGTTGAATCTGTTTGTCCCGGCCATCCCCCTTCCGCTGGCCCACGCCTGCTTGCGGATCGCTGACGCAGTTGCAGAATGCGACAAGCACTGCGAGGCAACGTGCGGGACGTTCGCAGTGATGTCTCCGCCTGCACCGGAGCGGCCTTGAAGGTCTACGTTTGTAAACGAACGAGTTGTGTCTGCGGCGTAAGTCGGCAAGCCAGACGCTGCGACTTGAAGGCCAGCGATGTTGGCAAAGCCCGTCAGGTTCTGCGCCTGCGCGTTCGTTGTGTCTCCTCCATGGCTGAACTCATAAGTGATTCCGCCGGTCAGTGAGTTTTGCTGATGCACCGTCAGGATCGACAGGTCGTCCGAAGTCAGTCCCGGCTGTCTCCAGATGTTGTCGTCGGTGCCGTCGAAGTTCAGGCAGGGCTTGGACGAGATGCCGGTCAGGTTGAGCGTCGGCCTGCTGGCGGCGATGCCTTGCGTGAGGTGTCGTCCGTTCCCACTCTTGTCCCCCCAGTACCCCACCGGATCGCTGGTCGCGGTGGCGGGAGCTGTGCCGTCGCTGTTCTGGAACAGCGTGGACGAATCGCTCGCGTCCAGCCACAGCGCGAGGCCGCTGATCTGTCGCGGGTTGAATCCGCTGCTCGCCGGTCGGAGGGTGCGTGGGGAGAGGGGCATCAGGAAATCTCGTAGGCAGTGAGTATGCCGTTGGTAAACGTGAGTAGATGCGATGAACCAAGGCCGTTGTCGAAGATGCTGATGACCCCGGTGTATCCGCCGGGGATGGACTTCACCGACCCGTCCGCCGACTTGTAGAGCATTTTCCCGTCGGCCGAGTTGAGCGCGACCTCGCCCGTTCGCAGGCCGGCAGCGCCGATCGACTCAAGTGGAGTCGCGGAGTGCTTCAGCCGCACCTTGCCGCCGGTTGTCGAAGAGTCTTTCCACGGCATCGCTTAGTTCTCCGGCTTTGCGTGGCTCTTGGGCTGAAGGGCGTACAAGAGCCTCGTCTGCTCGTTGACCGCCTCGGCGATCTCTTTCTGGCTGTCGGCGATCGTCTTCAGGAACGTCGCGTGCTGGTCAACGAGAGGAACCAAAACGTCCTGCCTCAAGACGTACCCAGCCGCCAGCGCCACAAGGGTCGGAAAACCCCACCGCTCGATGATGGTCTTGAGCGTCTCGCTCACCTCTGCACCGCTCATCGTCAGGTCTTCATCGTCACGATGCACACCGCTGCCGTCGCGGCGGCCTGACCGGCGACCAGCCGGATCGCGCCGGCGCCATAGCAGGCATCCGGCAGGGCGTAGACCCGCGCCTCAGTCGTGGACGGAGCCAGGGTGATGTCGGCCGCCGACCCGCTTGAGTCGTACAGACGGCCGAACGTGCCGACCGTGGCGTCGGAGGCCCAGACCTGAATGCTGGTGGCGGCCGTCGAGACGGTGCCCATCTCGATCGTCCCGCCGGCAACGTCGTCCCAGCGGAGGGTGGTGGCGGCGGCTACGGCCGTCGAGAGCGTGACGCCGATCGCCTTGAACTTACGTCGAATCTTCGGCTCGGACATGGCTGCGCACCTCCTTGTGCATTGCGGGCCTCTGGGGGCCACTCGTGGCGTGTCACAGGTACTCTTTCATTGTAGCCTTCACGGCCTCGACGAGTTCGTCCATCTGGTAGGCGTTGACGATCGTCGCATCGACGAGATCGTCGCTGACGCCGGCCTCGCTTGAGTGCCGCATCGTCTCGCCGGCAACGCACCCCGACGGCCGCACGACTCGGACGATCTTCCCTCCAGCCTCGCGGATCGCCGCCGCCTCGTTGTCGAAGCGGACGTCTGGGACGACGACGCGACGAAAGCCTGCCCTCAGATTCACCGCGGCGCGCCGCAGGCAGATTTTGACCCATATGTCCTCGCCGATGACCTGACGGCCCCACTCAGTCCCCAGCGTCTGGAGGAGCCGGCGGGGAGACTGCCCGACCCAGTCGATCGTCTGCTCCTTCTTGCCGCGGTCGACCAGGTCAGCCTCGGGGATGCCGAACATGGCCGACAGCGCCTTGTAGAGGGGGTCGGCCAGCGGGATCGTCACCCCCAGCCCGTCGCCGCAGAGGATGTCGGCTACCGTCGTCTTCCCTGCCCCGGCGGGGCCGCAAATGCCAATGATCATAGGTGCAAGTCTCTCCCGTCAAAGGTGATCGTCACATCCAGCTTGTCGGCGATCCACCGCGTGTTGACGCCGGCCTCGCGGAGCATCCGCTCGCCATCCTCGACGGCCCCCAGCCACCGGGCGGGCGTCGCCTGGCGGGCGTGCAGGCTGCCGACGACGCTCTTGATGCCTGAGCAGATGATCGCCCTGGCGCAGTCGGGGCAGGCGAACCAGACGACGTACAGCGTGGCGCCGTCCGTCCGCAGCCCGCACCGGCCGGCCTCGTAGATGACGCCGCGTTCGGCGTGCTCGATGTAGCGGTACTTCGCCGGCGGTTCGAGCCTTTCCCCGCTTGCCCAGCGGCGAATCGGGTAGGCATTCGCCGCAACGACCGTCCCTCGCCTCGCCACCAGGATGGCGCCGTTCTGCGTCCTGGGGTCTTGGCTCGCCGACTTCGCCGTGCCGGCGGCCACGCGGAGGAAGTGGAGGTCGCTGCTCATGTGATGTGGGGGTCGGCAACGTGCATCGCCGCCATCCCGCCCTCCTGTCGGTAGATGAAAGTCTCCATGCACTGCCGGGAGCCAATGAAGCCCCCAGCCGAGTGCCAGTCGTCGGGAGGGCAGATCGTCGGCGCCGTCCTGACGATGACGCCGTCCAGCGTGTCCAGGGGCTTGTTGTTCGCCGTCGCCTGGTGGTGGAGGTGGCCGGTGTGCCACTCGCGGTAGACGCTTTCGCTCCAGAGCAGCGGCTGCTCGAGCGCCATGATCTGCGGCAGCTTGGCCTTCGCTTTGTGCCCGTGGCAGAAGCCGAGGAGATTTCTGCCGTGCGTCAGGTACTGCCGGCCGGTGAACTCGCCGTGGATCGTCACGCCCTTGTGGCGGCGGAATCGCTCCATGAGGATTCGCTGGAAGCCCCAGGTCAGGACTTCGTCGTGGTTGCCGTTGACGATGACGACGTCGGTCGGGGCCGTCTGGGCCGACTGCTCGACGACCCCCAGGAGGACGTCGGAGGCGACGTTGAGCACCTTTTGCAACCGGCCGTCACGCTCAAGCGGCGTGCCGGAGGTCGTCGTGCCGGCGGGGGTGTCGAAGTGAAAGAGGTCGCCCAGGAAGGCGATCGTGCGGCGGGCCGGGGCGTAGGTGTCGCCGGCGACGAGGAGCTGCGTCGAGGCGTCGGTGACGCGGGCCTCGGCGATGCCCAGGTCGTAGTCGCTGCCGCCGGTCGTCTTCCCCCACGAGTAGGCGCCAAAGTGCGTGTCGGCGACGACGACGACTTGCCAGACGCCTGCCTTCGCTCTCGCCGGCCGCTTGCCCGCGGGGCGGGCGATGTCCCGGCTGGCCGCGGAGATCATCGCCTGGACGGCCTCGCGGGTGGTCGGCCCGCCGCGCGGCTTCAGGCGAACGAACACCCGGTGCAACTCTGTGACCGTCGCGTCGCCGTCCGGCGACGACGTCGCCACCTCCCACTTGGTGGCCTCGCTGGCCGCGACCTCGAATCGCTCGAGGTCGGCCTTGATGTGGGCCAGGAGGTCTTCGACGGTCTTGATTCGCCTCGAGGTGCTGCGGGCCTCGGTGACGTCGCCTTCGTGCTTGACGGTCACCTGTTCGGATGAGGCGTCGGGCTTCGGCGGCGGCAGGCTGGCGGCGACCTCGGCGACTAGGGTCTTTCGAGCCACGAGATGACTCCAGAGTGGCCGATGTCGACGCCGCGGGTCTTCAGCACCTTCGCCAGTGCGAAGCCGAGGCCGGTCTTCGTCCCCATCTCGCCAGCGCGGAATGCTGCCTTGATTTGGTCGCACTCACTGCGGACGTCATCCGGCAGTCGGTCGTACCAAGTCTGCGGCCCGCGGCTCGTCGGCAGCGCCGACCTCACCTCATCCACCAGGCTCTTCGCCTTCGCCATTACTCCTCCGGTAGCTCGCGGAAGTTGAGCTTGAAGAGCACGCGAGCGATGTCCCTGGCGCTCACGGTGATGTGCTCCTCGCTCACGGTCGGAAAACACACATGGAGCAACTCGTGGATGATCGTCTCGCACTTCGGGCGACCCTTGAGCCGCGAGTCGATCAATAGCTTGCGTTCCAGATGCGGCGTCTTCGGGTCGGGGAGGTACGCCCAGCCGGCGGCGCGGCCTTTCAGCCGCGTGAAGCGGAGCAGCCACTTCTGGCCCGCCACGGTGAAATGGTGGTCGTCCGGCATCTTCGTAGTGTCGGCCAGTAGGGTTTAGGAGTCAAGGGTGGTTTTGCTGGCATCGCCGCCGCCGTTCGACCCTTCTGGCAGGCCGAGGTACTTGGCCCCCACGGCGTTCAAGGCTGCCTGCCTCGCCCTGCACCCGCAGTCGCCGCCGACTAGAGCGCTGACTCGATCTTTGGTGATTCCGACCGCCGACAGGCCGGCGGCGACCATGTCGCCAAGGCCGGGCCGTGGCTGCGGGTAGGCCGGGTGCGTCTCGTCCACCGTGATCGTGTCGCCGTCCTCGCTCACGATGCACGCACGCACGGCGTCGAGCGTGGTGCCACGCTGGCGGCAGCGGGCTTCAAGATGACGGCGCTTGCAGATGATCACGGTAGCGGGTTCTCTTCTCGCTCACACCCGAACCCAGGCTGGAGCGGAGCATAGTACGCCGGCTCGATTTCGATTGCGTTCATGCCGTTTAGGATCATTGTGTAGTACCGAAGTTCGGTTCGTTTCAGTAGTTCGCCCGTCTTGTCCTGCCAGTTTTCGTCGCAAGGCGTGAACACAAACGCGCGATACTTGTAGACGGTGCCTGTTACGCTTGTGTAGCCGCCATCAATGCCGGTCAAGAAGTCGCCTATCTGGTTGTCGGCGCCCAAAAACGCGGCGTCTTGCCAGAGAATGATTCTGTACCCATCCTGAACGTACTGCAACGCTCTTTCGTGGTCGGCCCAGTTACAGTCTGTGCCATTTCCGTTGCAGTCGTCGATGCCGACGGGTATCTCCTCCGTCGTGAATCCCATCAGGCCGTTTGCGGCGATAAACGGGCGAGTGATGGACGAACGGGCGCCAATAAACGGAGATGCGCCCGGCGCAAAAAACGCGGCCCCCTCTCCCGCCCTGCTGCCGGTCTGTATTCGAGAAAGCGTTTGGCCGCCTGACCCCCCAAAAAGCAAAACCCCCTGGTACCCGATGCAATCTGAAAACCACGTTGCGTTGTCGCCTGCATAGCCGGGGTTTTCCTGATCGTGGCACGGCTCGCTGCATGGCCCCACGCACTCTCCGTCGCAGCAGATTTCGTCGGCCTCGCACGGCGGGTCGTCGCAGCACGGCTCGTCGGCGTCCTGGCAGACCCCGTTGCAGCACTCTTGGCCCTCAACGCACGGCGGGTTGCACGGCGGCGGCGGCGGCGGCGGCGGCACCGCGCAGCACTCGCACTCTTCCTCGGACTCCGGGTCTTTGCAGCACCAGCAGATCCGAACCTGCGCAACGCCGTATGGGCCGCCCACCTGCGCGTTCGTCGCCCTGAACGGCACTTTTGCCAGCCAATAGGCGTCGTCGTTTGGGTCGGTGATGATTTCGATTTCGTCCGTAATGTCGTGGTCGCCTTGGATAAAGCCGAGTTGTCCGCACACGGTTGTCGTAGCAACGCCCGCAATTGTGCCGAAGTCATCGAGCGCCGAGCCGTCTAGGAGTTTGGCGCGAATCTCGCTCTCGCCCACAACAACCTTGCAGAACCGCTCGATGAGGTGGCCCTCAAGAACCTGCCCAGCGCAATCCCCGACCGGCTGCCCCTCCCCGCACCCGCCGATGCCAGGGCATTCGTCATACCACTTCGCCGGCGGGACTGAGTCGTCATATGAATACGACACCGTGCGACAGCAAGGCTTGCAGCAGCACGCGCAGTTTGGAAGCATGATCATGCCTCGCTGCACTCCGCTGCGATCAGGTACCAGTACCCGTTCCCGCCGCGGGCCACGATCACCCACTTCCCCGTCGCGACGTTTGCGAACTTGTTCACGCAGTTTTCCAGGGTGTCCGCCGGCGTCTTCTTCCCCTCGCTCGGCGGCGTCCCCTCCTCGAAGAGCTCGATCGTCGCGAGCGTGTTTTTGTTCCATGCGGCCGTCGTCTTGCCTAGCTTGACGCGACCAGGCGGGCTCGGCATCCCCTGCAACCTCGTCGGCACCTCCGCGCCGTTCTCCTTCATCGGAGTGCCTTTGACCAACGAGATCACTTCGTTGATCTCGTTGCGCTTGTTCGGCCCGACGAAGTAGCGTTCTGGGCGTGCCATTAGGTGAGCCGTAGGCCAAGGACTTCTGTGAAGTCAATCTCAGGGGCGACGCGGTAGCGTTCGATCAGCACTGGGTAGGCAAACTCGCCGTTGTCACGAACGACCTTCCTGGGCGTGCCGCCGAAGTTGAGCGGGACGGGCTGCGCCGAGGGAATCTGCGATGCGCCGCCGTTCTCATACTCGAAGACCTTGACCATCGCCCGCACCTTGTCGCCGGCGGCGACGTTGTCGAAGAGCGCCAGGGGCGTCACGATCTTGCCGCCGGAGTGCTTCAGCGGCTGGCCGAATGCGTCCTCATTGGCTGCGGCGCCTGCGGGGGCGAATGCCCTGACATTGAAGCCCGTCAGCGGCACGGCCATGTCCCATCCGATGTCTTGGTCTGTGTATCGCTGGCCGCCGTAGTGGATGTACGGGACTCTGTTTCGCCGGAACGCGAACTCGTAGGATGCCATCCATCCTCGCCAAATGCGGTTTCCGAACGCCTCGACATGGGGCTTGGTTTGGACGCCGCGAAACATCACCGACGCCCGCGTACACGACAAGCTGCCAAGTGTGAAGTCGTTGCTGTTGACTGATCCGGCGTGCATAACGTGCCGCGTTGGATCAAGCGGCTCGTACTGCTCGATGTTAATGGTGACGATCGGCTCGAGCCTGGTGACGCCGTCGTAGCGGTCGCCGACGGGATTCACGGCCGGGCCGGGGTCGTCCCACGCGGGCGAACCGTCGAAGTTGATCTGATACCACGCATAGACCGGCACCTCCATCAGCGAGGTGCTGGTCGTCCAGTTGGCCGGCCGGACGTCGGGCATCATGAGGCTGGGCTCCTGCCCGCCGCCCGACGTCTCCTTCGTCCCGTACTGGAACGTGCAGACGATGACCATGCGGCTTTCGCCTTCGTAGGCCGCCGAGAACGACTGACAGAAGATTTCGGTGTTCGACGGGTGCTGGTCGCCGATCTGGACGCCGCAGGCTCCCTGGATGTCCAAGGGTTCGCCGGCCTCTGCCATCATTACGCGGAAGACCCGCGTCTGCGAATCGGCGACGACTCCAGGCTGGCCTGACCTGGAGAACTGCTGGCCGCTTGAGACTTCGCTTACCATCCGGGGCATTGATCAGCCCTCCGTAATGTCGACGCGGAGGCGGCTGCCGGCCGTGCCGCGGGCTTGGTATGACGTCCCGCTCGAGAGCCGAAAGACCGCCGGCTCGCCGGCCCGCAGCGTGGCGAAGGAGACGAACGACCCGCCGGCCTCGATGCCGATCTGGACGGTCGACGCCGTCGCCGTCGACAGGTTCCGTAGGAACCCCAGCCCGACGCTGCCGAGGTTCGCCGTCGAGATGCTCGAGGCGTTCGTCGTCAGCGTGTAGGTGTCGCTCCGCAGGCCGGCGAGGGCCATCGCTGCCGTGACGCCGGCGGCGTTGTTGTTGCTCGACAAGAAGCCCTTGTCGACTCTCATCGTCACGCTGTAGGAGATGTCTGCCACTGTAGGCTCCTCTTGTTAGTCAAACATTCCCGGCAGATTGCCGGTGTTTGCCTTCGCGATGGCGACCAGTTCACTGAGCGACGCGCTCTGCTTCTGGAGTTCCACGAGGTTCTGGTTGCGGGCCGAGTCGTCGCCCCGCAGGAGGCGGTTGAGTTCCGAGGCTCCCTGAACCGTCGAAACGTCGGTGGCCTGGAGTGCCGCCCGAGACGGGCCTTGGAGGACGGCGTTCTGCACCTCGTCGGCGAGGTTAAAGATGGCCGGGGCGGTTTGGCGCTGGGCTTCTTCGACCGCGCGGCGCTGGGCGGGGGCGGCGTTATCTAAGAACTCCCGCGCGCCGCCGTTGAATGTGCGCTGTATGTCGTTAATCGTCCGCGCAAGCTCTTCGCCGGCTCGCTGGGCTGGAGTCTTCCTGGCTTGAAAGCCTCGCTCTTGCGCCTGCCGGCGCCGCTCCTCGAAGTTGCTGGCGTCACGGGCGTTGCGAACGGCGGGGTCGTTGTCAACGGCCCGCTGGACGGCGGCGTCATTTTCAGCGCGGAGCCGCTCGCGCTCGGCAATCAAATCGTTCCGCTGGCCTTGATTCAGGACATCCTTGCCATTTAGCTGGCTGTCGATTTCAGCAATCCTGCCCTCGCGGCGGCGAATTCCCTCGTCCTGCCTTGCCCGTTCTTCGGCGAGTGCCGTCTCGCGGCGAACATTGTCCCTTAAAACCCGCTGCGACTCGAGGTCTCGCTCTGCGCGAGCCCGCTCCGGGGACGGGTTACCCCGCGGGACTCTCCTCTCAAGGTCGTCGCCACGCGCTTGGTCGGCGGCAGCCTGGGCCGACTGGAAGTTGCTCTCGGCCTCCTGTCGAACCCTGTCGAACGCCGACGCGAAGAGTTCGACGGATCGTCGAGCGGCGTCGATTGCCTTGATCTCGCGGTCGCGGGCGCTAATGGCGTCAGATACCGCTTTGATTTCTGTCTGCGCCGAAGACTGCGCCGCGTTCCGCTCTTGTGGGTCTTCGATTTTTGCCGCGTCAACGAGTTGGTCGCGTGCTGCGCGAAGCCTGGCGCCGAGCGAATCAAGGTCGTTCTCCAACTTGCGAGCCCCTGGGACACCCTGATCAAACGCCTTGGCGGCTTCATTCTGCCCCTTGGCTATAAGCTCGCTCGCATTGTTGATGGACTGGGCTGCGCGGATGAAAGACTCGTCATTTAGCTGTGACAGTGATCTGTCGAGAAGCGAAAGCTGGCTTCTCAGCTTCTCAAGTTCGCCAGATAGGTCGATCCTGTCGGATGCCCCGAATGGCCCTCGCGGCTGAATGGCGCCGACCGACGACAGCTGGCCTCTTACTATATTGCGGCGCTGTAGGATGTCGCCGAAAGTATCTCCTTCGTTGACCCTCCTGGCGTCCTGCTCAAGAAGCGTCTGCCGTGCAAGCCGCGACCGATCCCTGAATGGCGACCCTGCCGCAAGCTCGTTGGCTCGGCGCAGCCTGGCCGCCGTGTCTTGCAGTAGCTGGCGAGTTTGATCCGCCGTTGGCGCTGGCGTGTCGGCGATCGACTTGCGAACCCTGATCCTTGCTGCCTCAAGGTCGCCCAAGGAGGTTCTCAGGAACTCAGCTCTGGCGCTATTGGTTTCCGTCTTCAATGACTCAGCGACGACTGACTTCCTCGCCTCGACGTCCAACGACCTTGGGTCGGTCGCAGCCGCTGCGTCGGCTCTTGCTTCAGCGGATTCTCTCCGCAATTTTGCGATTTCTTCGGCGAACTGCCTGGCGTCTCGTCCAGCATTTGAAAAGACGTCGCCGGCCAGCCCTCTTCCGAGAGACTCCAGGGCAGATCGGAGCCCCTCGGCAACCGTTCGCTGCTTCTCCAGGGCAGAGGTAAGTGCATTTGCTTGAATCTCTGTTGTCTTGCCTGAGTTGGCCCACTTGATGTACGCGACGATGAGCTGCCCAGTGATCGCCGCAGATACGCCAGCGATGAGCCCTGTAGTTCCTCCGAGGACGAAGCCCAACTGGGAGATATTGTTGCCGGCGGCGCGGATTCGCTGGTCAAGGCCGCCCGTGACGCTGAAGAAGTCATCGATGGCGAAGACGGCCTGCTGGACGCCGAGGCCGATGTTGCCGAAGGCACCGCGGCCGATGTCGCCGGCACGCTGGAATTGGCGATTGAGCCTATCTGGCGAGATGCCCGCGGCAGCGGCGGCGGCCCGTATGGCGTCTTGGGCAACGCCATTGATCTGACGCCTCGTCTGCTCGAGGTCGATCGTGCCGCTGTCGGCCGCTGTGGCTATCGCCGTGCGGAGCCTGTTGAAGGCATCCAGCGCAGGCCCTCGCGCCTGCGTCGAGACGCCGGAGAGAGTCCGTTGCAGAACCTGTAGCTGCGCGGTGTACCCTTGCAGCGACTGAGCCTGAAGTCCGAACTCGAGGCCGCGGCGACCTGCGCCGCCGAACTGCTGTCCGAAGTCAAGCGCCCGCTGCGACCGTGCGACGCGCTGCTCAAAACGCTCGGCCTCGTTGGCGGCGTTTCTGATCTGGGCGGCCGTGGCCCCGAACCCCTGTCGGGCCAGGGTTGACGCCTGGTCGGTCGCTCTCTGGAGGGCGGGGATCAATGCCGTCCGCAGCGGGTCGGGGAGCGTGTCGAGTTGCTGGCGAGCGGCGGTGACGCGGTTGATGACGTTGTCGACCTGGCGGCCGACCTCAAGCTGACCTCCCAAAGGCCCGGCGCCGCCGGGGATGTCGCCGCCCATCCGCGAGCGGGCCTGACGCTCAAGGTCGCCTGCGGTGTCGATTGGCGTGGCTCGCTGAGAGAAACGGCCCTGGGCCTCGGCGATCTCAGCATCCCGCCGGCGGCGTTCCTCTTCCTGCCTGAGCCTGAGCAGGTCGCCGACCGGCGTGGCCCGTCTGGAGAACTGGCCTTCTGCGGCAGCGATTTCGGCATCCCGCCGGCGGCGTTCCTCTTCCTGCCTGAGCCTGAGCAGGTCGCCGACCGGAGTGGCTCGCCTGGAGAACTGGCCTTCTGCGGCAGCGATTTCGGCGTCTCTTTGTCGGATCGCTTCAGCCGCCGCGGGCGCCGCCACTGCGGCGTCAAGAGACTCCGAAAGCTCGCCTGACCGCCTGATCAGCCGAGTAAGCCTCTGCTCCGCTGCCGCCGTGTCGATGTTCAGGATGCGGCGACTCTCGATGGTTGCCTGAACACGCTGGATCAGGTCATCAAGCCTCGCCAATTGCTGAACAGACCGGCCCACAGACCCGTCGTCAAGGACGCTCGCAGCCGCGCCCTGCGCCCGATTTCTTGCCGCCGCCGAAGCGGCCAGCGAGTCCCTGACTCGCGGGGCGACGAACGCCAGTTCACGCCCCCGCGGCCCGCTGCCTGCGATTGCCGACGCCTCCGCCAGCCTGTCGGCGGCCTGCGCTGCCTGCTCGGCCTTGAGGCGGATACGCTCAAAGCTCCTCTCGCCAACAGTGCCACCGCGATTCAGCACAGCCGACAAGTTCTCGGCGCTTCGCTGGGCCGACCTCATGGCGGGCTCGAAGGCCGTCTGGACGCTGGCCGAAAGGCGCTCCACCGTCCTCGCTGCGGCGCCCAGCGGCTGGTTGACCTCAGAGGCCGCTCGCTGAATCCTCTTGAACTGCTCGACCGCCTGAGTCAGCGACGCGAAGGTGGATGTGTCGAACCCCTTGAACGACAGCCGCTGCGACGCGACAGCCTGAAGGGCGCGTGATACCTTCTGAGACTCGGTGTAGATGCCCCGAAGAGAAGTCGCCGCAGACCGCTCTGCCGACTTGAGCGACGACTCCATCGCCGACGCGAACGAGCGAACCTCCTTCGCCGACGCATTCAACTTGCTGTTGAAGTCGGAGGTGTTCGCCGTTACCAGCGCCGAGATTTTGCCGAGATACGCTTTTGCCATCGCCTCATCCTTGAGGTGCCTGGAGCTTCATCAGCTCGGCGAAAATCTGGTCGTTCGTCTGCTCTGGTTTGATCGCTCGGGGGATGAACACCGACTCTTCGGGGATGTCCTTACGCTTGTAGTTGCCGGAGGAGGCCATGATGATCCGGCATATCCTCGCGGTCTGAGCCCAATGGTCGGGGAGTGGATACCGCTGGTCGAAGGCGTACCACTCCGCGATCTCTTCGCTGTCAACCTCCTGTAGCAACCTCTTGACCGACATCCCCAGGCACAGGGCCAAGCGGAGGTAGAACCTCCGCTCGGGCCTGTCGGTCATCATTCTTTTCCCAGGTTCTCCACGGCCTCCTGCGTGAAGGCGTTGATCTTCCACGCCGTCTCGAAGACGCGGTTGAGGACGACGCTCGACTTCTTGCCGAGTTCCTTGGCGTCCTCGTCCTTGAAGAGCCGGTCGCCCTTCTCGTCGCAGAGGCACAGCACGAGGAACCGAACGCGGAACGACTTCATCTTCTGTTCCGCGTAGGAGTCCTCGAAGGCGTCGCGGTCGGTGCCGCTGATGATCTTGATGTAGTAGTCGCCGCCCCACTCGGGGATCGCCACCTTCTCGATCTTGATGTCGTCGGCGGCGAGGATGCGGCTGCGGAGGTCGAGGGCCATGCTGCTAGGACTCCAGGGTCAGTAGGGGATGTTGTTCATCACGAAAGTCATTCGGCCGCGCATGAAGTCGCCCGCGGCCAGTTCGGTTCCGGCGCTCTCGAGCACCGCCTCGGACTGCACAACGAACGCCGCAGAGTTGGCGATCGTCAGCGTCCCCACCTGGCCGCCGCTGCTGCCATTGAAGGTCGTCAGCGGCACAGCACGGGCAAGCTCCGTCGAGTCGCGGAGATACTCGATCGTGACCTTCGCCGGGGACAGAATGTCCCCCGTGGCGACCATCTTGCGGCCCCCAAGGGGGTCGCCGACCTGGGTCATGTCGACGATCTCCGGCGTCGCCTCCTCGACGGAGATCGACAGAACCTTCGCGGTGAAGGTTCCGCCGGCATCCTGGAATGCGAACGTCGTCCCTTGCGACGAGATAGCCACAGACGCCTCCCGTCAAGCAGACGTCAGGAGAGGCGGAACGTGGCCGACCCCCGGATGAAGTCGCCGACAGAGCCGCCCAGCGACGCCTGCGACACCGTCGCATTGCCGCTGAAAGACATCGGCCCGCTGATCGAGAGGGCGCCGGACGAACCCGCCGAGAGGATGGTCGTGTTGATGTAGTCGATCTGGACTTCGCGCTCGGTCGCGAACCCGCCGACGAACACCCGCCGGCCGTTGGCGGCGATGCCGAGGTGGGTCGCGTCGAGGAGGTCTTGCGAGTCATTGACCTGAACCGAGGTGACGGTGACCGCGGAGCCACCGAACGTGAACGTAAGTCCCTGTGCCGACGTTCCCATGTATCGCGCCTCCTTGCGCTACTAAGTGGCAGATTCCTGCCAGGTGACCTGATACAGTTGTCTGACCTCGTAGGCTGGGGGCAACTGAGCCCCGGCAACCGTCGGGTCGAGGAAGTCGTCCGTTTCGGACACCAACCTCATATCTTCTATCGTAGCATTCGCCATCGTGCCGGTGTGACCATCGAGGGCCAGGCGAACCTCGTCAGCCAGCGTGCGGACGGTGTCGTAGGACAGCGCCCACGACGATATCTGGAGGTTCACGGTCGGCATGAAGATCGGCCCGCCCAGCGACGACTCGCGGGCGATGTTCGCCCGCCGGTAGACGATGAACGGCAGGCTCGCCCCGGTCTTCGGCACGGCGATGGGGTAGACCTGGAAGCCGACGAGCCGCGCCACGCCGGGGGTCGACACCAGCCGGAGGTAGATGTGCTTTTCTGGTGAGATGAGCATCAGGTGTACCTGTTGATCTGGGCCTGGATGGCGGCGAACAGGATGTCCTGCACCTCTTTGTGGTTCGCCGTGATGGTGTCTTCCATCGGATGGTACGCCGGCATCGGGTCGATGCTTTCGCCGGGGCCGAGGGTGATGGGGTGCTGCTTCCCGTTGCCGTCGAGGGCGAAGTCGTGCGAATACCCCTTGCCGCGGCCGGCCTGGCGGGTCGGCTCGTTTATGCTCCCCATGAGGAAGTAGTAGCCGCGGCCTTTGCGGGCGAACTCCTCGTCGTTAAGCGTCCCCGTCCGCTTCATCTTCCCGTTGATGGCCTGGTGGACGTTGACGTAGGTACGGCGGCCCTGCGTGCCCGGCCGCCGCCGGCCCGTTCCGAACTCCACGAGCCAGGCGTGGTTGCCGCTGCCGTCGCGCTCGTCGGCCCCCTTGTTGCCGGTGCTCTGGGGGCCGGTGATCGACACGCCAACCTGGCCGTCGCGGTAGTCCTTGCTGATCGTCTTCACGCTCTTGGCGAGGTTGCCGGTCGCGCCGCCGCTCTTCGCAGAAAACGGCCTCGACACCAGAATCTTGTAGTCGTCGCGAATGGGCTTCGACGCCTGGAAGGTGATCTTCTTCAGGAGGCCGGGCAGCTCGAGGACGCCGGCGACGCGGGCCAGCTCTTGGGCCAGCTCGCGGGCGCCGGCCGTCTGGATGGTGACGAAGCCGCTGGTCTTCTGGATCGACGACTCGCCGCCGACGACGCGCGGTGCTCCGAGGCCACGTTCGATCGCCATCAGATGACCTCCCTGACGAGGAGTTCGGTCATCGTGCGATCGATGCGGTCGGTGATGCTCGCCACCTCCATCGTCTTGCCGCGCCACTGCACGCGGTACTGGTAGGTGACGCTCGGCCGGTGGCGGATGCGGATGCGATGCGTCGCCACGACGTCGGCTTGCTGGGCCTGGAGGATGTCCTTGGCCGCCAGCCCCTCGACCTCGGCCCACACCGTCGCCTCCGCGGTGAACGTCAGCGTGGCTTCGCCCATAGGGCTGCGAGACTCGCTCGGAGCCAGGAGGCTGACCCGCTCGTTCATGCGGCCGGCGGAAATCACGAGACGGTTCCCTCGCCGATGAGGACGATTTCGTAGGTTGCGCCGGGGGCGCCCGACACCCGCAGCTTGTTGCCCGCGGCCACTGCAATTCCGGCCGCCGACGGGTCGCAGACGAACACGGCGGCGCCCTTGGATAGCGTGTACCCGCTGTCAAACGATGTTGGGGTTCCCGTCCACGGCGATGACGGTGCCACATCGCCCTGCTGGTCGCGCCCCAGAGAAATGCCGCCGTCTGCCGCCGAGGTGTTCCTGATGTACAGAGCCTTGATCGACGAGAAGGCGACGGTTCCTCGATCGTCGGCCAATGCGGTCAGGACGAGGTCGTCGACCTCGCTGACGCCGATGGCCCTGGTGCCGCTCCAGGTGACCTGCGCCTGGTTGGCGGCTGTGCCATTGCTGAAGAACGCCGCGAACGTCGCCGGCGTGACCCGCATCTGAGTCGACATTTCGTCGCTGGTCGTCTCGTGCGACACCAGAGACAAGGAAGCCTGCGCTGTCAGCGGCATATCAGTTCCCCATGATGTGGATTTCGTATTCCGTCCCGCTCGGGCCGCCGATCCGCAGGAGGCTTCCGCCGGTCGTGGTGGCGAACCCCGTCGAGTTTGGGCAGGAGAGCAGGAACGAACCCAGCGGGCGGATCGGGTAGCCCCGCAGCGACAGCGAGCCGAGGTTGACCATCGGCGAGAAGTTCCACGAGACGACGTCGGTGGCGAAGTTTCTGAACTCCGCGCCGTTCCATCCTGCGGTCATCCCGATGGCGTTGGACGACGACAGATTCCTGACGCACAGCACCTTGACGTTGGACACGCCGGCCGCCGACAGGTCGATGTCGTCGTGGCCTTCAGCGCCGCACGCTCTGCGGTCGCTCCACACCACGGTGCAGTCGCCGACGTCCAGCACGAACCGGAGTGGGTGGTTCTTGATCGACGACGTCAGGCCGCTGGTGACGACTTCCCTGGCGTCGATGTCAACCGCCACCGCGGCCTCGACGCTCATCTGTACCCGCCCCAGCCGCTCGCGGCGAGCAGCGTGTCGAAGGTGCCGGGGATGGTGACCATCTGGAGGTTCGCGGCCGTCACCGGCTCCCGGTTGGCGTACCAGTGGGCCACGAGGAGCAGAATGAGGTGCCGGAGGGTGGCTGGGCAGTTGGCCCCGCTGGCCCCGTAGCCGGCCGTCCAGCGCACGGTGACGCTGTTCTCGTCGCCCCGTACCGCCGGCCACACGCCGGAGTACAGCGGGTAGATGCGGCCTGGGGTGACGTAGGAGTCGGCCTGGAAGCCGGCCACGCTCGTGATGGTGTTGTTGGTGCCGCCCTCGTCGCGGTAGATGACGGTGACGGTCTGAGCCGCCATCGGCGGGCGCGGCAGCGTCAGTTCCCACAAGGGAAAGCAGTCGTAGCGAGCCTCCCAGACGGTCGTGATCATCGAAATGTCGAGGATGTCCTCGACATACAGCCTGGCCGCCGTGATCAGCGTAGACAGGTAGGCATTGTCGTCGTCGATGTCGACGCGGCAGTGGGCCTTCGCTTCGGCGAGCGTCACGGGCTCGACGGCCGGCTCGGTGAACCGCCGCAAGCTGCGATACGGCGTGATGCCGACGCTCGGCGTCTCAGGCGTGACGTAGACGATTCCTGCCCCGGTGGTCATGGCTGCCTCTTCCTTGGCTTCCTGTCGATCGTTGCCCGTTCAGCCCGCTGCTCGACGGCGGCCGTCTCGACGACGCGCTCCTCGACCGGGACGACCAGCCCGCGGGCGACGAAGATGCGTGCCGCACCGTCGCCCCACTCGAACTCCTGGCCGACCTTGTAGCCGCCGAACGCCTTCGCGACGCGAACCTTCATTTTACGATCCCCCATGCCCGCTCATGCGGAGTGCCGCTCGACCAGTAGTCGGTCGTGTGCTGCTGCACCTTGCCGCCCGCGTCCTGCCTGGACGGCCAGGTGATCATCAACTCGGCGTGGCCGATGCTGATCTGGGTCGCCATGCCCAGCGTGTTGCCGGCCTTCGCCCACGCCCGCCAGAAGTAGATGTCCTCGTCCACATGGCCGCCCGTCCACTCGCCCTTGTCGTTGGCGTGGGCCAGGAACCACGGCTTCTCGACCTTCTTGAGAGCCGCCGTGCGGAACAGGGTGCAGCCGAAGTGGGCCGTCTCGACCCGCTGGACGGGCTTCGCGAACCAGTCGTCCTCGACGGAAGTCTTGTCCTCCGGGGCGACGCCGGGGAGGGCGAACATCACCGAACTGCTCTCCCGCTTCTGTTGCAGCGGGGCGATGGCGTCCACGCCGGAGAAGTAGAGCAGCGTCATCAGCGCCTCGACGGTGCGAGGGGTGAAGACGCTGTCGTAGTCGATCGTCAGGATGACGTCGTAGTCGTCGATGACGCTCTCCATCGACCTCTGGACGCATTGGCCCCAGAACGCACCGGAGTGCTTGACGATGGGAATCTTGTGAGGCGTCAGCGCCTGCGAGACGCAGAAGAAGTTGTCAGTGAAGCCGAGGCGAGGGGTGCTCATCAGAGCAACGACCTTCGCCTCGGCTTCGCACTGACCTACACGCAGCAACATGGGACGCTCCTTGTGAGGAGCGGGCGCGCCTCATGCGCCTTTGTCGGCCGTCCTTGGCCGTCCCGCATGGAATACGGGATCAGCCTCGAACCAGACCGATGACGTTGGCCTGGGCCGCGTTTTCGGGCGACACCTCGGCGCGACCAAGCCGGCCGACGATCGCCACGGTGGCAGAGGCACCTGGGGTGTAGGACACCTTCAGGTATCGCTTCTTCGCCTTCGTGTCGATGTCCATCTTGAGGATGGACGCCGAGCCGGTCGCGGAAACCGCGATCGCGGGGATCGAGAAGCCGCCGCTGCCGCCGCCGACGAGGGCGGTGACGTTGGAGTAGGACGAGTTGTCGTCCGACTCCTCGACCTTCACCGCGTTGGCGAAGACCGTGCTGGCGTTCGACGCGCGGATGACGGTCACGCTGGCGTGATCGTATCCGAGGGTGTCGATCGTCAGCGTGGCGGTCGCCGTCGCGCCGACAGCCGCCGTGGGGAGTTCGGCGACGACCCGATGGTTCTGAGCGTGAATCATCTGCTAGGTGCTCCTGTTAGATCACGAGGCCGCCGACTTGAGGGCGACCACGGGGCCGGCCTCGCTCGTCGAGCCGAGGGTGTGGTGGTTGATGTCGAACCGCATGGTGCCCTGGAGCAGCACCTGATCGGTGGTGGCGTAGACCTGGTCGTACAGCCGCACCGAGAAGTCACGCCGCTTGGCGTAGATGCTCGAGAGGCCGAGGTTGCCGAAGAGCACCTTGACCTTGCTGGTGTCAGCGCCGAGGGTGCTGTTCATCACATGCACCATCCGCACCGGGTAGCCGAGGAACGTCTCGCCGGCCGCCGACCCGATCTCGCTGACGGTGTTGCCACCGGCGGCGTACTTCAGGCGAGCGATGCTGGCGGCGTAGCCGGCGGGGCTGACGTACCAGGCCGCGCCCTGGCGGGCGTAGATCGGCAGCTTGCCCATCGCACCGAGGAAGTCCTCGAGGTCGAGCGTCTCGAAGCCGGTGTTGCCGCTGGCGGCGGTGTGAACCGACGCCGTGTGGCTGCCGTTGTCGATCTTCGACACGATGCCGCGGATGCCGCCGAAGCTCGAGCTGCCGTCGCCGATCCACCCGCAGGTGTCGACGGTGTAGGCCAGCGAGGTGCTGAACTCCTGGGCACAGGCGTCGGCGATCGACACCACGGCGTCCTCGACGACCTCGGAACTCATCCGGCAGGCCACCGCGAGCTTCTTGGCCGTCAGCGAGACGTTGCCGTAGGTCGGCTCGCTCTCGGTGATGGCAGAGCCTTCGCCGATGAAGTAGGCCGACGTCCCGGTGAGCCGCTTGGGGATCACCAGGGTGTCACGGGCCATCGACACGTTCTCGGCGGCGCCGGGGAAGGTGCCGTAGGTTTCGACGAGCCGGATCACGCGGGCGGCGAACTCCTCGGGGACGAGAGCGCCACCGGCCGAGTTGCTGCCCTCGTTGAGGGCGCGGCCCTCGACGCCGTGGTCACGGCACCACCGGAGGTCGTCGGCGTTTTTGAACACGACGCCGCGAATCCACCGGCCGCAGCGGTACGCCTGCTCGACGGCCTCGGGGCTGTCGTTGAAGGCCCGCAGGCTCGTGTGATGCGGGTAGATCGCCCGAATCTCGGTCTTCTTGGGCTGCTCCGGCTCGACGGCCACCGGGGTCGGCGCGGGGGCGGCCTTCTCGACCACCGAACGCAGTTCCGCCTCCTTGGCGGCGAGCTTGCCCTCGAACTCGAGGTCGGTCTTGACGGTGTCGCACTCGTCGGAGAGCCGACGAAGCTCGGAGGTCTGGTCTTCCGACCGCTCGGCCACAGAGGCCAGTTCGTTCATCCGCGCGGCGATGGCCGCGGCACGATCCTGAAGACGCTTGAGGTTGCTCGCCATGATGGCCTGCTCCGTATTGAGCCGGCCAGGCGGGCATGGAGATGCGCGACGGCCGGCGGGGTGTTGATCCCGCAAGCGCGCCGCGCCTTGCATCCGCAAGACACTCGCACTGCTCTCGCGACATCCATCGCGAGCATTGTGTCTACTTGTAGGCTACCGCGTCGACTACTTGCCGTGCAACGGAGTCGACATGATCGCTGCCTTCAGCGCCGCCGCCTTGCCGATGTAGTCGGTGGTGTCGGCCATCGATCGCG